AGTAGATTGGAGGGGGAAGAAGAAGAAGGTGAAGAGGGAATGGAAGGAATGGACGATGAAGGAATGGAAGAAGAACCTATGGGAGGAATGGGACCTGAACCAGGTTTAGAAGGACCTCCACCATCTCCGGAAGGAATTCCAACTCCAGGAGGAGAAATGGCGGAAGGATTTAAAAACTTAAGTGACGCATTTGTAAATAAATTCAAAGGAGCGTACTCTTCTGTATTAAAAGATAAAATGTTAGAAGGTGAAAGAAGATTAAATAGAAGAAAAAAACATTCTTATAATGGAACTTTTGGAGAATCTAGCGTGGATAAAATTATTTCTAAGTATTTTGATATTAAAGAAGATGAATACCTTATTAAAGAAGAAGAAACAATAAAAAGAATTGAATTTATAAAGGAAAAAAATACAAAAGAAATTAAAAGACTTTCAGAATCATTAAGACAAGAAAGAATGGCTTTTAAATTTATTGAGAGATTCCCTAAAGCTAGATTGATAGGGTCAACAAATAATAAAAATCTAGTCTTTAAACAAGGTCTGGTTGAAAGAAAAATCACACCGAGTGGAAATGTCCTATGAGTTACTTAATTTACATTAACGGAATGGGTCCTAACTACAAAGGAGATAACATTTATGAATTTATATTCTCTGATGTTAACCAAGATGTGTGGGGTGAAAATTGGGAATCAAAACCCGCAAATGGATATCCACTACCTCCAGATGTTGAGTACATTAAAAAAGTTGGAACATTAAAAAATGAAAAAATAACATTAGATTTGGTTCAAGAATCTGATGTTTTTTCTGTTTTAGATTCTATGGACGGTGTAATTGCGATGGGGTGGGAAAGAGAAAATGATGAGGTGGATTTTTCCATAATAAAAAGAATGGTTTTTAAATTTGGTGAAACCGAACAAGAAGTGAAAGATAAACTATATGAACGAGATATCGTTTTGGAATTTGAAAAAAAAGTACAATATGAAAACTAACAAATACATAAAAATCCTTTTGGATAATGGATTGGAGATTAAAACAATATCAAATCTAAAGGAATCACAAATAAGGGTTCTTGCTGAGAAATTTGAAAAGGAGGAATCAAAAGAACAAGTTACTGAAGTCCCAAATAAGAAAACTTATAAAATTGGACCTGAAGGTGGTAAAATTGGTGGATTAAGTGTTAGTCAAGACCCATCAACTAAAGAAGTTATGGTTCAAATGGGAGAAGACACAACATTAGATGTTGTTAACGATCCAGATTCCACTATAGATGGAATGCCAACAACAGAAGGAGAAGTGAGTGAGAAATACAAATCCACCGCACAACAAAAGTTTTTTTGGAACAAATGTACAAAAAGTGACGATAAAAAAAGTAGATGGTGCAAGTGGGCAAATGAATTCCAAAAAGACACAAAAGATAAAAATTTACCAGAAAAATTACACCCAGAAAAAACCGTTAAAGTCAGAAAAGAAAATTACGAAAGATTCCTTGAGGATAGTATTGTTGAAATGGTAGATAAATACATTAATCCAGGAATGACTAAATCTCAACTAATTAATCGTATTACCGAAAAAGTTAATAAGTCGGAATCGTTTATGTTGAAAAGACCAAAAAAGAATACTATGTTTTCAAAAGAAGAAGGAAACGAAATGAAAACTATGAAAAGACCTATTGGTAGAATGTCCTCTTTAGGTGAAGATACTAAAGAAAAAGAAAGAACTAAAACAAAAGAGAAGGAAAAGGATAAGGAACGAAAAAACCCTTTCGCACCTAAATATAATCCAAAACCAAAGGCTAAAAAAGAATTTAAAGAACAAGAAATTGCCCCATCAAAACCGGGAACAAAAGAAAAAACTAGAGAAAAAGAACCAGGAAAGAAAAACCCTTTCGCACCTAAATATAATCCAGCGCCTAAAGCGGGTAAAGGAAACATGCCAAACTGGTTAGTGTGGAATAAACTTGGTGTTAATTTAAAATAATATATAATGGGAAATTTAAACGATAGAAAACTTAATAACTTGATTAGAAGAGCATTAAATGAAGCTCCAATTGATTATGAAGGTCCGGAAAGAATGGATCCGAGTATTGAAAGAAAAATTTTAGATAAATCAACCCCATACTCAAAACACCCGGCAATGCCAAAAATGAGTAGGGATTTTGTTGAACTTATTTCATCAAAAAGATTTAACGATACAGTCACAAAATTAAGATCCGCATTAGAAAGAACGGTTGGTTCTACCAGACATTTAACAAGTGGTAATCCACTGATGAATCTTATGATGTTAGTAATGCAAGCCCTTAGACAAAGTTCTGTAATTGAATCAAGAAATAAAGAAGAACTTGAAAATTTGGCGGTAGAATTGGTAAAAAAAGAAATGGCAATTCCTCCTGGATCGTTACAATTTGATGCGAAACTTGTTAGTATGGGTCAAAGTGAGTCAAATCAAAATATGAGAAGACAACCGGAAGAACCATCAAGAGAAGAAATGATGGACGCATTTAAAAATGCGGAACAACACGAAAATGATGTTGAGGCCTTTTTAGACGCTATGGATGCTTTTGATAGAGAGAAGGCAAAAAGAAGATTAATCAATTCCCTTATTGGGGGAGCAGCCAAAAAAGGTCAATATATGTATCATATGGTTTCTCAAAAATTAAATGAGATTGATCCAGACCTTATTGAGTTATACGGTATATCAACGGCAATTATAGACCATTTATATTGGTTATATCCGGAAGAAACATTACAAGCAATGTCAGGACAAGAAGGTAGTGAACTTGGGACATCAGAGATTGACAAAGATACAGATCCACCAACGGTTAAGGCAAGAGGGGCGAATTTTCCAACATTAGTTCACGAACTTGTTAAAGGAGTTTATGAAGTATTTGGAACACACGGTCTACCTGATGATCCAAAACAAGCAGAAATGGTTATGGCGGCTGAAGATACGGTACCTGCCGAAGCTTGGGATTTAAAGTTAGGTCCGGTATTTTGGGAATTGTTACAAAAATCATATCCGATTGAGATTCTTACCGAAGAGGATATGAAACACATCCAACATTACTTATTTATGAGATTAAGTGCAATGCCTGCGGAAGACTTCTTTGAGTTATTTAGAGAAGTTTTAGAAGAAAAACCTTCAGGTAAACAAAAAATCCAAAGAATGGTAAATGAAATAGTAAGGGAATTAGAAGAAAATAATGAAGAAGAAGATGACGAAGAAGACGATGATATCTTATCTCAATTAGGATTATAATAACACAAACTTATAGAATAACCCCCTTTTATGAAAATAATTGGGGGTTTTGATATTTATATTAAAATATCTTTATGGGATTAACTAAAGAACAATTAATGTTGGAGTATGTGAGGTGTATGAAAGATACCCCATATGCGTTAAGAACCTACCTACAAACCTATGATAATACGGTTTCCAAATATGTACCATTAGAGTTATTTCCAGATCAAATTTCATTGTTAAAAGACTATGAAGATTTTGAGGAGAATATTGCATTAAAATACAGACAAGCAGGAGTTTCAACAGTAACTGCGGCTTGGGTGTCAAAAAAATTAGTATTCGCAAAAAAAGAACGACCAGAAAAAATTCTAATTATCGCCAACAAACTTGATACCTCAATGGAAATGGCAAACAAAATTAGGGCTTTCGTAGACCAATGGCCTGCTTGGGTTGGGACTGGATTTTCTGCCGATAAAAACTCACAAAGACATTATAAATTAACAAATGGATGTGAAGTAAAGGCGGTTGCAACCTCACGAGATGCGTTAAGGGGATATACTCCCACAGTACTTGTATTTGATGAAGCGGCATTTATTGAAGCGGATGGTGATTTCTGGGCGGCTTGTATGGCGTCACTATCTACCGGAGGTAAGGTGATAGTAGTATCAACACCAAATGGATATGACGCAATTTATTATGAAATATATAATCAGGCAAATAAAGGAATGAATAATTTTAAAATATCTGAAATGTTTTGGTGGAAAGACCCAAGATACTCTAAAGATCTTTTTTTAGTTCCAACTGATGATATGGTTGATTATCTATTACATAAAGAAGAAAGAGATCATTCTGGGAATGTGTCATTTGCCGATTCAGACTCCTATGAAAGAGATTATGAAAAGATAAAAGAATATTTCTCAAAAGGATATAAACCATGCTCATCTTGGTATGAGAAAATGGTTAAAAAGTTAAAATATGATAAACGAAAAATAAATCAGGAGTTAAATTGTGAATTTTTGGGTTCAGGAGATAACGTTTTTGATAGTAAACAACTTGAATATATTAAGGATAGTACGATACAAGAAGCGTCAACTAAACTAATGGGTAATTCCCTTTGGATGTGGAAGGAACCAATTCAGGGACATAAATACATTATGGGGGTTGATGTTTCAAGGGGAGATAGTGAGGATTTTTCATCAATTCAAATTATTGATTTTGATGAAAGAGAACAAGTATTAGAATATGTTGGGAAGATACCACCGGATGCTTTAGCAGAGATCGCTTATAAATGGGGTCTTATGTATAGTGCGTTTTGTGTTGTGGACATAACTGGTGGTATGGGTATTACAACAGTAAGAAAAATGCAAGAACTTGGTTATAAAAACCTATATATTGATGGTGTTGATTCTATGAATATATGGGCGGTTAATAAAACTTCTGTAGATAAAATTCCCGGAATTAATTTTAACAATAAAAGAGTTCAGATCGTTGCCGCATTTGAGGAATACGTAAGACATAAATTTAAAATTAGGAGTGTTAGATTATATAACGAAATGAATACTTTTGTTTATATAAATGGAAGACCAGATCACCAAAGAGGTCAGCATGATGACCTTATAATGGGTATATCTATGGCAATATATGTTGGAGAATCATCATTTCAAAAACTAGAAAAGGTTACTGAAAAAACAAAGATGATGATTGAGTCCTGGACTGTAGCAAATAACGATTCTGTTGCGAAGGAAGTGTATTTTAATCCACAATTACCAAACACAAATGTAAGAAATGAACGATTTACTAAAGATTTTTCCGGACCTTCTAAAAATGATTATATTGAATATGGTTGGTTATTTGGTAAACGTTAATATTTATTGCTATGGGTTTAAGTAGTAGAAAAAAATCTGGAAAAAAAATTGGAGGATCATCGTTAATTGTAGTTGGTCAACCAATCTATAGTACAAAAACATTTAGTCCGGATTTTAATAAAAAAAGAAAACCTTATCAAGAGTTTGCGGAAGCTCAACTGATAACCCCAACAACGACCACAACTACAACTTTACCGGTATTAACTTGTAATATTGAAACACAAAATTTTGAAAATGTTTTGACCCAAGATTATTTTAATTTGGTTTGGTGTTAAAACATTTAGAAAAAAAAGAAAATTATTAAATTTTAAATATGGAACAAAATAATTTAACGATATGGCAGAGATTATCCAAAACATTTGGACCTAATTCTTTGTTAAATATGGATGGACCAACGTACAAGTTGGATAAAAAGGTATTATTAAGAACACCGGACAAACAAGAATACGAAAAAGAAAAGTTGCAAATGCAACAAAGTTTATATATTTCTGATAATTGGAAAAAAATTGAAAATAATTTATATGCTCAAGCGGTTTATTATGAACCAACTAGATTATCGGCATTTTATGATTATGAATCAATGGAATATACCCCAGAAATATCAACAGCCCTTGACATCTATTCCGAAGAATCAACAACACCAAATCAAGATGGGTATGTCCTACAAATTTATTCGGAATCAAAAAGAGTAAAATCAATTTTGGCTGACTTATTCAATAAAGTTTTGGACTTAAGTATTAATTTACCAATGTGGATACGAAATACCTGTAAATACGGTGATAATTTTGTTTACTTAAAATTGGATGCAGAAAAGGGAATTGTTGGTTGTTTACAACTACCAAATATTGAAATTGAGAGATTGGAGAGGGGAATGGAAGCAAGAACAATGACGGCAAATCTAGGGCCTGAAGCTGATTTTAAACACAAGACTATGAAATTTGTTTGGAAAAACAAAGATATGGAGTTTAATACTTGGGAAATAGCTCATTTTAGGTTACTTGGGGACGATAGAAAATTACCTTATGGAACATCTATGTTAGAAAAAGCGAGACGTATCTGGAAACAACTTGTATTAGCTGAAGATGCTATGTTAATCTATAGAACCTCCAGAGCTCCAGAAAGGAGGGTATTTAAGGTTTTCGTTGGTAATATGGATGATAAGGATGTTGAGGCTTACGTACAACGTGTAGCGAACAAATTTAAAAGAGATCAAGTAGTTGATTCTAAAACAGGTAATGTTGATTTACGTTTTAACCAAATGGCGGTAGATCAAGATTATTTCATTCCTGTTAGAGACCCCGCGGCAACAATGCCAATTGAGACCTTAGCCGGAGCACAAAATCTATCGGAGATTGCTGATATTGAGTATATACAAAAGAAACTTGTTACCGCGTTAAGAATACCTAAAGCTTATTTAGGTTTTGAGGAAGCGGTGGGAGATGGGAAAAATCTATCGTTATTAGATATTAGATTTGCAAGAACGATTAATAAAATTCAAAAATCAGTAATTGCCGAATTAAATAAAATTGCAATTATACATTTATTTTTATTAGGGTTTGAGGATGAGTTAGGTAATTTTACTTTAGGTCTTACAAATCCTTCTAAACAAGCGGATCTTTTAATGATTGACGTTTGGAAAGAGAAGGTAACTTTATATAAAGATATGGTTACAGAGATTCCTAACACAATACAACCAACATCAGCGACTTGGGCTAAAAAACATATTTTTGGTTTCTCTGATGAAGATATTAAACTTGAAATACAACAAATAAGATTGGAAAGAGCTGTGGCGGCAGAAATTGCAAATACCGCAACCGTTATTACCCATACAGGTTTATTTGATAATGTTGATAAATTATACAAAACTGTTTCTGGTGAAACCGCAAGTGCTGGAGGAGCCGCAGCAGGTGGAGCACCACCGGCAGGAGGCCCACCACCACCACCTGGAGGAGAACCTATGATGGATGGAGTTGAGAAATCAAATTTTGATATACTATTAGAAAGTGATAATATCTTTGGTGATGAGTATATAGATTTGTCAAAAGGTAAAAATTCTTTAGGGGCAATTGAGAAGGAATTGGAAAAATTGCTTAATGGGTAATATTTATAATAAAAATTTATTATGAAGTTTGGATTATTAAAATCAAAAATAGAAAAGTGTTTAGTTGAGTCATACGCAAATAACACGTTAAAAAGAGATTTATTTGTATTTGACCAATTGGTTGCAAAAAATAAAAATTTAAATAAATTATATTATTTGTACGATGAGTTATCATCAAATAAAGGTTTAAGTGAATCTATTGCAACAGACTTTATAACCCAAAGTATCACCTTATACGAAAATACCGTAAATAAAATTTCTAAATCAGATATTTCAGATATCACCCTTTGGGTAGATCAGATAAATACAAAGAATTCTTATGAGGATATTGATAATTTATTTTCAAATAATGTCCTAACTTTAGAAAGTAAGATAAGAAGTAAAAGTGTTATTCTTGAAAACCTAAAGAAGAAAGAAGAATCTCAGAACGAATTTAAAAATGTTTCAATAAATGAAATGGTAAATATTGCAAATAAAACAGTTAAAAATTACCTATCTTCTCTATCTGAAAATGAAAAAAGAAAATTAGACTCAATTCTTTTAGAGTCTGATGAAAAATTGAAATTAAAATACGAAATAATAAAAGAAGACGTTTTAGAGAAATTAGAACAAATAACATCTCAAGAAACCGATTCTGAAGTCTCAACAAAATTAACCGAAACAATTAATAAAGTTAAATCGGAAAATTACGATAAATTAAATTATTTTAAATTACAAGAATTAAACAGAAGCCTTTAATTGTAATTTCTGACGATAAATCGCTTTATTTAACATATCACGATTTTCAACGGACTTTTTAGTAAATTCTTTTCTATTATTTAACTGGGAATTCTGACGAGTTCTTATTACTTTACCCTTTAATTCTTTAAGGGCTCTCTCAATGTCATTTTTTTTTACGTGGACTATTAACATAATTTATTTAAAATGTTTATTATATTGATATATATCTCAAAATTAAGTAAATTTTCTAAAAATAAACCTAAGACATATGGAAAAAAATTATGAAAAAAGGAAAAACCACCAAAATAAATGGTTTCAGATCATCTAAAGTCCTTTATGGGACAGTAGATTCAAAAGAATTTAAATCACTTTATTTAAACTTACAAACTTGGGTTGAGCCAAAAGACGACTACGAAAACTGGAGTAGAATTGTCTTGAATATGAATAGATCAATAAAACACTCAATATTTGATAATTTAGATAAGACATTATTTGATGATAAGTATATTGTTGATTTGGATCTTAGGATAAGTGGTTTACGAATAAAAAAGAAATCATTTATGAATTTAGAAATAAATTTATTTTTGAATGTAGAAATTGATTTTAAATCCCCCAAATTAAAAAAAGCCTTAAAAAAAATTATAAAAGAAATTTATTCTGATGTCTTAACTAAAAACGAATATTTTAAATTTTGTTTAACGAAAAATGGTAATACTAAAGTAATAAAAGTAAAAACCGAAACGGAGTAATATTTATCATAAAATTAATATTAAGTAATGATAGAAACATATACATATATTTATGTATTGAGAGACCCCAATGATAATGAAATTAGATATGTTGGTAAATCCGATAATCCAAAAGAAAGAATTATAGAACACATAAGAAAAAGTAAATATAAAAAAACTTATAAGAATAATTGGATTCAAAAATTACTTAAGGAAGACAAAAAACCAATAATGGAAATTATAGACACTGTTCAAAAATATGAGTGGAGTGAAAAAGAAAAATATTGGGTAAAATACTATAAAGATAAGGGTTATAATTTAACAAATTTAACTGAAGGTGGGGATGGTGGTAATTTTGGTGATGAAATAAATAAATTAATTTCACAAAAATTAAAGGGTAGGGTTTTTACTGAAGAAACTATTAAAATAATGAGCGAATCCGCAAAAAAAAGAAAGTTAACCGAAGAAGGTAGAAAGTCATTATCCGAAAAAAGAAAAGGTGAAAAAAATTCTATGTTTGGTAGGAAACAATCAAAGTATTGTATTGAAAGTAAATTTAAACCGGTGGACCAATACGACTTAGATGGTAATTTTATTACCGGTTGGGGATCTTTAAAAGAAGTATCCGAATACTTATCTATAAACCGAAACTCAATTAGAATGTGTGCTAATAACCAAAGGAGGAGTGCTGGTGGATATAAATGGAAATTTAAATAAAAATGCATATTAATACAAAAAATGAACTTAATAAAAAATTAATTCTTATTGAGTACGACGCTGGATACATCAATCCAAAAGAAAGAAATAACCATTTTATAATGGAAGAAAAGACTTTTTTAGATCACTCAAAACCCTTTGAATTTTATGCGGTTTTACAAAAATATAATACACCAAATAGAAACGGAAGAGTTTATCCGGAAAAGATTTTAAAAAGAGAAGCGGAAAATTATAAAAAAATGATTGAGAAAGGAACTTCTCTTTCGGAATTAAATCATCCCGAATCTTCTTTAATAGATCTTGATCGTGTGTCTCATATGATTACTGAAATATGGTGGGATGGACCGGTACTATTAGGTAAATTAAAATTACTTACATCTCCAGGATTTCACGAAAGAGGGATTGTATCCACAAAGGGAGATATGGCAGCAAACTACTTACGTCAAGGGGTAACATTAGGTATATCTTCTCGTGGTGTTGGGTCACTTAAAAAAGTTGGGGAACAGAATGAGGTTCAGGAAGATTTTGAATTGATCTGTTTTGACCTTGTATCATCACCGTCAACTCCAGGAGCTTATTTATTTTTAAATAAAGACGATAGAATGAAATATGAAGAAAATTTAGATGAGGAGAAAAAAATGACTCTTGAAAAAAATGTTAACGACTCTGGAGACAAATCACTTGACTTAATGAAAAGATTAACTCATTATTTAGAAAAATAAAATTATGGAACAAGGAGAAAAATTTTTTGTAGCAAAAATTACGTCAGATTTACTAGATAGCGAATCTGGAAGAGTTAAAAAGATGAAAGAAGAAAAATTAGTTATGGGTTATTCACCAACGGATGTTGAGGCGAAAGTAACTAAAGTTTATGAAAATTACACAATGGATTGGAGGATTACATCAATCACAGAAAGTAAAATTGATGAAGTAATTAATTAAATAAAAAATTATTTTTTTAAAAAAAGGGGGACAATTGTCTCCCTTTTTTGTTTTATGCTGATTTTTTCTGAAAAATACAATATTTATATTGAAAAGAATTATCAATGGCAGAAAAAAACATGATAGAAGATACATTATTCCAGATAAAAAATTTGGAAGAATCTCTTAAAAAAAATGCACAAGGAATACTTTCATCTACTATGAGGAAAGAAATCAATTCATTAGTAAAAGAATCTCTTATGGAACAAGAGGAGATTACAACACCAGCACCTGAAGATGTCGACGCCGAAACTCCTATGTTACCTGACGAGGAAGAAGGAATGGATTTTGCTGAGCCGGAAATGGATGCTGAAGAACCTATGATGATGGGTGATGAAATGACTGGGATGGAACCAGAAGAAGATGAAACAATCGACATGAGAGGAGCGTCTGACTCTGAAGTAATCCGAGTGTTTAAAGCCATGGGTGATAATGATGGCGTTGTTGTAACTAGAGATAACAATATTATCACATTAACCGATGATGACGATGAATACATCATTAAACTAAACGAATCTATGGAAAATAATAGTATGGAAAAAGACCTTGAGGAAATGTTCGGATCACACGAAGATTATTCTTTTGAAGATGAAGAAGAGGAAGATGAAGACATGGAAGATTTCTCATTTGATGATGAAGAAGAAGATGAAGACGAAATGGACATGGATATGCAAGAAATGTACATGGATGATATGTCTTCTTATGATGATGAAGATGAAGACGAAATGGAGGATTTTTCTTTTGATGACGAAGAAGAAGAAGATGAAATGGAGGATTTTTCTTTTGATGACGAAGAAGAAGATGAAGACGAAATGGAAGAAGGTATTGTTTATGAAATAGAAATGGACGATATGAAAATGAGTATGGATGAAGAAGATGATTTTATGAGTCTTGATTCTGAATATGGTGAGGACGAAATGTATTCTTATGATGATGAAGAAGATGATGAAAATTTATCTGAAGCTAAATCTATGAGACAAAAGTCTAAAGGGGTAGGAATGGGTAAAGGACCTAAGTTCAAATACGGACAAGTTACTGACTACAAAACCACTAAACAAAAAGAAGGAACCAAAGGAGTAGGAATGGGTAAAGCTAAATTTACTTACAAAGACGGAGAAAATCTTGATGGTGAATTTAGACCAATTAAATCTGGTAAAAAAGTTGAAACCAAAGAAGCTTCAAGAACATACGGTTCCGGGAAATCATTTGGTAGAGGTTTACCTAAACCAAAAACAGCACCAAGACATCTTAAAGAAGAAGTAATTGAGTTGAGAACTAAAAATGGAGAATACAGAAAAGCACTTGATTTATTTAGAACTAAATTAAATGAAGTTGCGGTATTTAATTCAAATTTAGCTTACGCAACAAGATTATTTACAGAACATTCAACCACAAAACAAGAAAAAATAAATATTCTAAGAAGATTTGATGATGTTGAAACATTAAAAGAATCAAAAAATCTTTATAGAGTAGTTAAGTCTGAATTATCAAATAATTCTTTATCTGAAAATGTTTCAATAACTGAGTCATTAGAAAGAACTGTTAATAAAACGTCCACTTCTGGATCGGCAGTTAATCTGATTGAATCAAAAACATATGAAAATCCTCAGTTTTTAAGAATGAAAGATTTAATGACAAAATTATAAAAAAATAAACGAAAAATTAACTTTTTCAAAAGTAAAGTATATTTATACAATACATAAATAAAAATAAAGCCAAAAATAAAAAAAATGGGAGCATTATTAGAATCAGGTCTTGTTGGTAACATAGGGTTAAAACACCTTAAAGTTATCAAAGAAGATACAATTAACAAATGGGATAGATTAGGATTCCTTGAAGGTCTTAAAGGCCACCTAAAAGAAAACGTAGCTCAGTTATATGAAAACCAAGCTTCTCACTTGATTAACGAAGCAACTTCTGAAGGTTCTAACGGAGCATTTGAAACAGTTGTTTTCCCTATCGTAAGAAGAGTTTTCTCTAAATTGTTAGCTAACGATATCGTTTCTGTACAAGCAATGAACTTACCTATTGGTAAATTGTTCTTCTTTGTACCACGTATTCAAGGATACCAACAAACTAACCCAACAAACACTGCAGATCATTACGCACCTGTAGGTTCACCTAACAATCCAGGAATTGGTGGTGTTGGAGATGGTTACTTACCGAACGCAAACGCATTCAAGAAAAATCTTTATGATTTATTCTATGAAGGTCCTGAAGCTGGTTTAGATCCTGCTGGTTTATTTGATTACTCAAAAGGTAGATGGTCAGCGGTTACCGCAGACACTACAGTACAAGTATGGAATAACGGAGGTTTATCAAATGCTGCTGGTGAATACAATAACAAAAACGTTAGAAAAGTTATTATTTCATTATGTGATTTCAGAACTTTAGGTGAGGGAGCTGGTAAATTAATCGGTCCTGACGGAAATGAGGTTGATACTGAGACTTTCTTGTCTGACCTTAAAATCTTCGCTAATACAGATTTCACAACATCTGCAGATACTTGTAACGCATTACAAGACTCTAACGGTAATTTCAGACCATTATTATTTAGAGTAGTTACTCAACAATATGGTAAAGGTATTGTTAATTACGGTGCTCAAGTTAACACAACATTCCCTCAAACAGGAAATGGTGGTTCTTATAACAACATCTGTGACGTAACAGGTTGTATCTATTTAGAAGTTGATCTATCTTGTCCGGCTTGTCCTACTTGTGGTGATGACTCTTTAGATGGTTATACTGGTTCTACAATCGGTACATTAGGTAACACTGATTTCACAGCAGTTTATAGAACATATGAAAATCTTGAATTCCAAGATGAGATCGGTGAGGTTTCTTTTGATTTAGAGTCAGTAACAGTTTCTGTAACTGAAAGAAAATTAAGAGCACAATGGTCTCCAGAATTAGCTCAAGACGTTGCGGCATTCCACAACATTGACGCTGAGGCTGAATTAACAGCTTTATTGTCTGAACAAGTAGCAGCTGAGATTGACCGTGAAATTTTACGTGACTTACGTAAAGGAGCGGCTTGGAACCTACGTTGGGATTACAACGGATGGAGAAGATTGTCTTTAACTACATCTTATACTCAAAAAGACTGGAATCAAACTTTGATTACTGCGGTTAACCAATTGTCAGCTCAAATTCACAAATCAACTTTGAGAGGTGGAGCTAACTGGATTATCGTTTCTTCTGAGATTTCTGCAATCTTTGACGATTTAGAATACTTCCACGTATCTAACGCGTCTCCTGAGCAAGATCAATACAACATGGGTATTGAAAGAGTTGGTACACTTTCTGGTCGTTACCAAGTATATAGAGATCCTTACTTCCCACCAAATCAAATCTTGATTGGTCACAAAGGAACATCTTTACTTGACACTGGTTACATTTACGCACCGTATGTACCTCTACAATTAACACCTACAATGTATAACCCGTTCAACTTTACACCGATCAAAGGTATAATGACGAGATACGCTAAGAAGATGGTTAATAACCGTTTTTACGCGAGAATCACAGTTGATGGAGTTCGTACATTTGATTTAAGAGAATTGAGATAATCAAAATCTTAACTGAATAAGAAGAAAGGAGACAAGAAATTGTCTCCTTTTTTATTTTAACGAAATTTAGTACTAACTACGTATATCTTTACGTGGTCTTACATATGTTAACATAGTACCCATGTCGTAAAGTGATTGTTTAGGGGGTATCAAAAAGTGGTTTTTAGTGGGTATCTCACGTATCTATTGGTGTAGTGAGTAACTAATAATAAAAAAACCAATAAAAATGAAAAACCTAAAAAAAACAATCTTAACACTACTAATCAGTTTAGTAACCGTATTATCCTTTGGACAAAAAAATTCTGTATGGGTAACCGTAGAAAACGTAGATCAACTACAAAGAAATCCACAATTCCAATCAATAACTTCTGATAACAATTTTGATGTTGAGTTTAGACAAGCTCTTCCATCTTCAAAACAAGAGTCTTTGTTAAATGTGTATGAATTTGTTTGTAACGGTGACGTTACTGATTTATATATCGCACTACATAAAGTGAGTGGTTTAAAAGGTATTGAATATGGTCCTACATATGAAACACTATCATTACCAAATGATTATAGTCTATTATATACAACAAATTGGGCACTTAACTTAATTAACGCCGAAACCGCTTGGACTTATACGACAGGTAACCCAACTTTAAACGTGGCGGTATCTGATCAGAACTATTATACTACACACGAAGAACTAAACGGTAAAATAAACTATTATGACAACACAAACACATCAACAAGAACACACGGTACGGCCGTGGCAAATATAATCGCAGGAAACACAAATAACGCTATCGGTAATTCTTCAATAGGTTATAACACAACACTTAGTCTTTATAGAATGAACTATAACGATATGTTAGTTGCAACATACTCAGGAGCAAAAGTAATCAACTTATCTTGGACTTCAGGATGTTCTTTTAACACTTATGCTCAACAAGCAATTGATGAGGTTTATAATAACGGGACATTCATAGTGGCTTCAGCGGGTAACGGAACTACTTGTGGTGGGGCTAATAATTTAGTGTATCCCGCATCATATAACAACGTATTCTCTGTGACTAGTATCGGTTCACAGGATAACATAGAAAGAGTTATTGGTAATCCAAACACAACACATCAAACAAACGCTTCTGTTGACATATGTGCTCCTGGATATGACGTACCGATCTCATCCGCACCGGGATGGTACTTAACTAACTCAGGAACGTCATTTGCCGCTCCTTTTGTAACAGGTACTGTGGCTTTAATGTTATCAATCAAACCTGACTTAACTAACCAAGAGATTGACTCAATTTTAAGGTTATCTGCAACTAACATCGACTTACTTAACCCAAACTATGTTGGTAAAATTGGTTCAGGAAGATTAAACTCAGGACTTGCAATTCAGATAGTATGGAGAATGACTCAAATAGTAGACGATGGTAATAACGGTCACGGTAACGATGAGGATGGTGTTGATGATTCAAATCCAGGAAATGGTGGTGGAAACAACGGTAATCAAGGTGGTAACGGAAACCATTATGGTTGGACTACAGGTAAATATAAAACGACTTTAGGTAATGACGTATCAAATATGGTTGTGATGGATATTAACGGTAAAGAAACGAATATAGAAAACGCACTTCCAGGTTATTACTTCTTAGTAAACAACGGAATAATCGTAAGAAAAATATACAAAAACTAAAATGAAAAAAATAATAGATAACATAAAATTATACTCACTTCTATTAGGATCGTCATTTTCAATAACAATAGTATTTAAAATAATCATTATAGGAGTGTAAATATAAAAGATTTCCCCAAGAATATTCATTTACACATTAAAATGGTTGATTAATGAGACAATCCCCTATATTTATTATAGGGGACATCTTATTTTTTAAAAAACTATTTTAATGAAAAAACTATTTTTACTTATCTTTTTTGTGTTCGGTTTGTTCACAACTCTAAAATTTTATTCACAGATTTACCGACACAATTTTGGTGTTGATGCTTTTACTGGTAAACCTTATACCGTAGCCCCCACAATCCTTAATTCAAATCTATCATCATCTTCTTGGACAACAAGTTTCACAGGATTTATTGATTATGGTGGTAGTACAGGTAGGGCGTTAGGTATTAGTAATTCTAGCGGAACCCCAACAATTACATTGACTTTTAATGTTAATTCAGGTAGTCAATTATCAATAACATCATTTAGTTTTTGGAGACAACGCAGTAATCAAGGGGCTCAAAATTGGAGTATGTCTATCAATGGTACAAGTGTTGGGTCAGGTACCGCACCAACTACGGGCTCGTCCACAGGAACAATAAATGTTGCAAACCCAATAAATAATTTAACGGGGACTGTAACTATAGTTATGTCTCTTTCATCGGCAAGTGGAACGGGAACTTTTAGATTTGATGATTTTACATTAAATGGAACTGTAACCGATCCACCAGCACCATCAAATGATAATTGTTCTTCATCAACATTATTACCTTGTGGAACATCATCACTTGCAGGAACTACAGTAAATACCGTGTCTGAAACCGCCCCTTTAGGGTATTCATCCCCTTATGGTGTTTGGTATAGTTTTGTTGGCGATGGTCAGTCAACAACAATAACCTCAGTTGCTGGATCTGGATTTGACCATGAAATGGTAATTATGAGTGGTACCACTTGTGGGTCAACATACACATATGTGACGAATCAGGATATTGGTCTTTCAGGTGATTCCGAAACATTTACCTTTACAACTACTAATGGTACACAATATTATATTTATATTGCTCATTGGAGTACTACGGGTTCCTCAACAAACACAGGAACCTTTACAATGTCTAGAACTTGCACAACTCCTCCCACACCACCTATTAATGATAATCCGTCAGGTGCAATCACGTTAACCGTAAATGATGGTTTGGGGTATAAAACTTTTACAAATGTAGGGTCAACAAATACAACAACGGAATCAACACCAACTTGTGCATTATATGTTAGTGAAGACGTATGGTTTAAAGTAGTTGTACCTAATGGTGTTACAATACTTGATTTTGACACACAAACTGGTGGTATTACGGATGGTGGAATGTCAATATATAGAGGAACAATAGGTTCTTTAACCCAAATTGAATGTGACGATGATGACGGTTTGGATGGCGCAATGCCTTGGGTTTATAGAGAAGATTTTACACCAGGAGAAACAATTTATATTAGATTTTGGGAATATGGAGCTGGAACAACAGGAACATTTAAAATTCTTGTGTCGTCACCAACACCTTTACCAGTAGAACTTACTCAATTTGATGCAATCTCATACCCACAATGGAATATAGTAAAATGGTCGACAGCATCTGAACAAAACTCAAGTCATTTTGATTTAGAATCAAGTATGGATGGTGAAAATTGGAGAAAAATTACAACCAAAACTTCTGCAGGAAATTCAACAGAAGATATAAATTATTCTTATATTGATTATAACATTAACCCAATCACATATTACAGATTACAACAATACGATATTGATGGTGAATTTAAAACTTACGGACCTATTTTAGTTACAAGGGACATAACAAACAAAAAAATCCTTAAATATATAAATTTAATGGGTCAAGAGGTTAATCCTGAAAGTACCAACGGTATTCTAATTGAGATTTATGACGACGGTACTATGAGAAAAATTATTAGATGATAAAAAGTTTTGATTTTATTAGAAGGTTGTTTGTTATAGTTCTTGCTATACTACAACCTTTTATCATTTATTTTTATTGTGGGGAATTAACATCAATATCACAATCGTGGGAAACCGATTTACAGTTTTTATTTATTTTAACAAACGCACTTGTTAGTTATTTCTTTTTTGAGTTAGATGAATGGAAAATACCGGCAATGTTTTTATTATTATTAACCTCATTTTCAGTTCCTGATCATTTTTGGATACATAACATTTTTGCAATACTTTTTTTTGTCACTTGTTTGGTTCCGTTATATTTAACGAAAAGGTTTAAATTTTATCTACCAATATATTTGATATCTATTTTGTTTTTGGTTTTTAATAGTTTCTTTTGGATGGAGGTTTGGGGGATACTAACATTATGCTCATATCATCTACATTTAATGTTATATAAAGTGTGTTTATTGTCTAGACACAGTTCTAATAGCCTTTGATATAACTTCCGTTTCGCCTATTGTAAAGGAACCTCTTTTATGAGCTGCCTTCACCGACTCAACTAAATAATATATTGAGTGTTCTTTATCCATTGTGGATAAAATCACCTCAAGGTGTTCTTCATTTAATAAATCAATGGATCCAAATAAGTTACCAAATAATTCTTTATTATTATCATTTTCCATTTTAACAAATATTTATATTAAATAATGATAGATAAAAAATTAATAAAGAAAATATTATTAGAGGCGACCTCTGAAAAAGCAACTAGAGGTTCTTATGTTTCCCCTTTATTGCCTGGATATAGAGAGTTTGAAAAACATCAAAATGCACCATTTACTGAATTTGTCACCCAATGGGATGATGCAATGTTAGATCACGATAGTTTAGATGGTAAAATGTCAACCAAAAAAAGTGAAATAAAAAAAAGAGAAAAAAGAGCTGAAAAAATTACTAAATATATAAAAAACAACCCTGACGCTTTTACGTTTGCTGACGATGGAGGGGTTATGAACTCAATACCGGGTAAAAAATTAGATGCAAAACCAATAAAAAACTTTGACCCAAAAAAAACCGTCGTTAAACTTGGTGAATGGGTTGAGATAACTCCAGATATAATTGTTGAGGATCTTGCGGTTTGGTTTGGTAAAAAGAAAAAACCAAAAGGATCTTCACAACCAAAAGGGCCTTGGGTTGATATCTGCAGAAAAGTTGATGGTAAACATCCCCCTTGTGGTAGACAGGATTCGGATAAAGGATCATACCCAAAATGTAGGGCGGCTGGTGTTGCGGGTAAAATGTCGGATTCACAAAAAAAATCTGCTTGCCAACAAAAAAGAAAAGCCGAAAAAAATGATCCTCAATCTGGTAAAGGACAAAAACCAGTTATGACATCCTATAAAACAAAAAAGGAGTCCGTAGACTCCATAGTTTTTAATATCTTATCAGAGATTAGATATTCGTTCTAACACATTGTGTAGAGAATTTTTAATTTGAGAATTAATGAGATCTTCATAATTAAGTCTTCTTTTTTCTGTTTCATTATCAAAAATAAAAGATATTCTTTCCCAATCCCTTTTACTTAATTTTACATTATAATGGTAAACGTGATTTGTTAAATCAATAGACCCGTCCATCATTGTAATAAAGATATCCATAGATTTATTCTCAACGTATCTTTTGTTTGAAACTGGGGCAATCATAAATTTTGTTTCTGGGTGTTTGATAACCTTTAAACAAATGTGAAAACAAGTTTTTTCATAAGAACTTTTCTCCGGTTCGTATGTTGGGACTATATAATCACTTTTTTTAGTCCATAAATAAAATCTTAATTTTAATCTTCTGAAAAATCTTTTTATTCCTTTTGTCATATCTTATTGTTTATTTCAACAAAGATACATAATAAAATAGTATTATAAAAAATTTTTTTAATAAATTTTTAACAATAAACTCCAGAACAATGTTTTTTACCGTCAAGTCCTTTGATTTTTCCTTTACATACTTGAACAGCGTGACCGTTCGCATAAGCTGAGGGAAATACATCGTATTTAGATTTTGCCGATGCAAGACCTCTAGCGCATAATTTTGTACCAGTTTTTTTTCTACCTTCAGACATCATCATATCTTCATCATCAACAGACACGTCACCATGTGTTTTGTTCATAATAAAATCAAAAACTTGATCCATATTATTTTTTGCTTCTGATATATGATCTTGAGCCCAATCGTGACCATTTTCTAAAATAGACTCAACCATTTCTTCATCTAAATCAAGTAATAAATCACATTGTCTTCTCATTTGTTCTAAGTTAGAAAAAAACATATATCTTCCAGACCTATGTTCCTCTTCTTCTTTTAAAACTTTTCTTATTATTCTTTCTATATTCATATAGTTAATTATTTAATCCATTAATACCACCTAAAGTAATCATATTTAATTGTGTAACTTGAGTTCCATATCCATCAGTCCATTCTGGATGTGGTGGGTTTACAACAATAACGGTATTTCCATCTGGTCCACACACCTCTAAACAGATTGTAGATTCAGTATTTGCACTTCTTGGTGGTTCTTCTCCACAATCTTCACAAAGTAAAAAGGGTCCTGAAACGTATGTATAATCTGTTACACCCGATTCACTTAACCCCTCAAAAGTAGCACAAAATGGTGTTTCAGAAGCAAATTGTATTTCATAAGTAAGACCTGTAGTGGGTGACCCAAATT